ACGAACACGGTGCGCCAGTCCCACGCGCCCTGCGCGGTGCGGGAGTCGGCGATGCGGATGGTGCCGCCCTTCACCTCCACCACCTTGGTGGCCTCCGCGCCCACGAGCGGGTCGGAGACGGCGCGGTCGTACGTCCGGATGCCCTCGCCCTCGGTGATGTAGGTGTAGCCGCCCGTGGCGTTCGTCTCGGCGTTGAGCCGCCCAAGCAGCTCGCTGAGGTAGTCTGCGGTCGCTTGGTAGAGCGAGGTGGCCTGCTGCTGGTCTGCGAGCGTGGACACGCTGCGCGCGATGGAGTCCAGCTGCCCGCCGAGCGTGTCGGTGAGGTTGGAGATGGTCAGCTTGGTCTGCGCGGGGTCGAGCAGGCTCCCCTCGATGCGGAGCGCCCTGCCCTGTATCGCGAGCCCGTCCCCGGTGAAGCCGTGGTCCACCACGACCACCTCGTCACCCTCGGCCACGCCCGTCGCGTCCGTGCCAGCGGCGGCGAGCTGGAGCACGTCCACCTCGTAGCTGACCTTGGGGAGCGTCCAGTCGGTCAGGTGGTCGAGCGCCCACGCCTTGAGCGCAGCGGGGTCGTCCAGCTCGGGGTTCTCGACTATCTGCGTCGGGTACTCCCAGCCGTCCTCGGTGGGGACGCGCACGAGCGGGGTCGCATTCGAGTCCTCGAGCCACGGCACGCCGCCGTTCACGCTCTCGATGGTGACCTTGCGCCCGTAGCCGCCGCCCTCGGTCTGCTGCGCCTTGCCCAAGGGCAGGACGCGGCACGTCCACGGCTGGTCGGCCACGATGCGCCGTATGCCGAGGAGGTCGCCGCCGTAGTCGAAGCGGCGCGAGGGCGTGGTCGCGCCCATGTGCGTCAAGAGGTTCACGTAGCGCCCCACCACGCCGTCCAGCGAGACGTCGATGGTGGCGGACAGCTCGCCGCCCCACACCTCCACGAGCGTCTGCATGGCCTCCCAGCCGCTCACGCGCCACATGGACGCGCTGCCGCTGGACGTCTGCGTGACGGTGCCGACCTCCCAGCGCTCGGTGCCGCCCAGCGCGGCCTGCAACGCCGCGAGGGCGGGCGCGGGAGTGCCTCCCGTCCCTGGCATGGCGGTGACGAAGGTGGCCGCGAGGTCGTGCTGTAGCGACCACGGGCACCAGTACTCGTGCAGGGTGTCCCCGTGCTCGCCGTGCTCGCCGTCAAGCCCCTCCACCACGTTCTCGTGCCAGACGCCCATCTCGTCGCACCACAGCACGCGGTCGTTCTTGCTCAGCTCCTCGAAGGTGGACAGCGTGATGGAGTGCTCGCCGTTCACCTCATGCACGAAGCCCGCGTCCACGATCAGCGTGGGGTCGATGTCGCCGACGATGGTGCCGTCGGGCTGCGTGACGATGAGACGCGTCAGCTCCATGCGTCACCACCACCTCTCGACCCACTGGACGGACGCAGCGCCCGTGCCGACCATGCGGATGGTATGCGTGCCTGGCGTCAGCCTTAGCCAGTCGGCGAAGGGATTCAGCATCTGCACGTCGCCGTTCACGGTGAGCACGCGGCGCTCGCAGTCAGCGGAGACGGGGACGCTGGACGCGCCCGTGTCGGCGTCGAGGTGCGTTTGCTCGTCCAGCCACAGCCGCCAGTAGCCCGCCGTGCCGTCCTCGTGCGCGCTGGACGCCGTGACGGTCGGGAAGGTCGGCGCGGTGCCGCCCACCAAGAAGGTGACGCTGCCCCCGCTCGGCACCTCCACGCCCGCCCTGTCCCCGTAGAGCACGGGGTCGAGGCAGCGGAAGGTGACGGGGATGGACTCGGCGTTGAGGTACGCGGAGACGTCCATGTTGCCTGCGGGAATGGCCATGCGCCACAGCCCGCCCTCGTCACCGAGGTAGAGCGGGCGCGGCCCGTCCACCGCCAGCCAAGCGGCCAGCGTGCGGACGTCCTGCTGGCGCTGCTCGCGCGTCTCGGCGAGCGTCCACAGCCGCATGGACACGTCCATCGGCTGCGCCTTGGTGCCGCCGAAGACCGCGCCGTTGCGCCCTGGGACGTCCACGACGCTCGGCTCCCAAGAAGCGGCTGAGCGGGTTATCGGCCACTCCACGCCGAACAGCTTGGTAAGGTCGTGGTTATCGAAAACCAAGGGGTACTCGTTCACAGCCTAGCCCCCCTCTCGCGCTCCGCCTGTTGGTTGATGGCTATCGCCACGGCGCGGATGTCGGAGTCCTTGCGCACGACGAACGTGTTGCCTGTGACGGTCACGCCGCCCGTGCGCTCGTTCACGAAGTCCGCCACGACCTTGGCGAAGGGCGCGACGTAGCTCCTGTTGGTGAGCGGGATGATGGCCTCGCCGCCTGCCTCGCCCGCGATGTGGCGCGTGATGTCCACGCCGCGTCCGGGACGGTCAACGATGAAGCCGTTGGCGTGCTTGACGATTGCTCCCGACGCGAACGCGCCGCCGCCACCGCTGCCGCCGAATCCTCCGCCGCCGCCCGTGTTGAACCAGATGGTTCTGCCGTTCCAGTAGTTGTACAGGCTGGACAGGCTGCTCTCGGCGCTCCACGTGTTCGCCTGCGCGTCGAGGTTGGTTATGAGGTCGCGGTTCCAAGCGGCCTCCATGCGTGCGGCCTCGCGCTCTGCGGAGTCCGCCGCGCTGCCGCTCTTGCTGGACACGTCACGCTCCATGTCCCCGAACTTGGTGCCGACCTTGTTGGCGAGGTTGGCAGCGGAGGTGGACACGTTGGAGTCCATGCGGTTCGCGTCCTCGGTGATGTCGTCCACCGTGATGCCGAACAGCTCGGCAATCCAGCCGAACTTCTCCTTGAAGAAGTCGGCCACGGCCTTGAGCCCGTTCTTGATGAGCGTCCAGCCGTCGTCCACCAGCTCGGCGAACGCGTTGAACACGGTGCCCACGTCCGTGATGGCGTCAGTGAGCGCACCGCTCAGGAACTCCGCGATGGGCTCGACGATGGGCATAATCATGTCGAACGTCGTTATGGCGATGTTCAGCGACTTGTCGAGAAGCGGGAGCGCCTGCTCCGCTATCGCGCCAATCACTGGCGCGAGCCAGTCGAACGCGTCCGCCGCGAGGTTCACGGCGCGGACGAACATGCCGCCGACCTTCTCGCCGATGGACTGCACGACGGGCAGGAGCGGCTGTAGGCGGTCGAACAGCTTCTTTGCCGCGTTGCCCATCTTGTCGAGCGCGGGACGTATGGCGTCGAGCGCCTTGGAGAACGCGCCGCCCGTCACCTCGTCCAGCAGCTTGGTCACGGCGTCCCCCAGCTTGGGTGCCAGCTCCATGACCATGCCCGGTAGCTCCTGTCCGAGCCTTGCGAGAATCTCCGCCACGCGCGGTATGACGTTCTCCGCCACCGCGATGATGGAGTCCACCAGCTCGGACGTGCGCGATTGCAGGTCGGCCTCGTCCTTGCCCAGCTCGGTGAGGAAGTTCGTCCACGATGCCTTGGCCATGCCGATGGAGCCGCTCAGCGTCTCGGACGCCTCCCTCGCGGTGTTGCCCGTGAGGTTGAGGGCGTCCACGCCGCGCTCGAGCATGCCCGTCACGGCCTGCTGGTACTGGTCGATGGGCACCTCGGTCAGCTTGGTGTACTCGCTGGACAGAAGCCCCGCCGCCTGCGCCTGCTCGAGGAAGTCGGCGCTCGTCGCTGGCAGGATGCCCGCGAACTGGTCGGCGATGGACTGGTAGCTGGACGTGGAGCGCGTTATCATCGCGTACTTGTCGTTCAGCTCGTCGAGGTTGCGCCCCGTGCCGCTGGCGTAGTCCGAGATGGCCTGCATGCCGCGCTTGGCGGTCTCGTAGCCAGCCTCGTCTCCCATCGTGGCCTTGAACGCCGCGCCCGTCTGGTTGATGGCCTCGAGGTACTCGTTGGCGCTCAAGCCCATCGTGCGGTAGGCTTCCTGCGCGTCCGCCGAGATGCGCGCGAAGTCCATCTGCGAGAATATCTGCTCAGCGCCGCCAGCGAGCTGTTCGTACTCCGCGAAGCTGTCCATCGCGCCTTTGGTGATGGCGGCGATGCCAGCTGCCGCCGCAGCGGTGGCCGCGACCGTTGCCTTTGCGATGGTGGCCGCAATCTTGCCAGCTGTCTGGCCGAGACCAGACGAGATGGCGTTGCCGAGCTTGCCGCCAGCGTCCGTGCCTATCGAGCCGACGTTCAGCTCCTTGCTAATCTTCCCTTGGATGCCCGACATCTCGGGGATGATGGAGATGTACGCCTGCGCGATCTCGTTACCCTTGGGCATCGCCGTCCCCCTTTCCTTGGCTTGCCCACCACTCCTCGAACTCGGCGATGGGGATGGCGGAGTCTGGCCCGCCGATGGTCACGTCACCGTTGTCCGCCCACGGCCTGCGGTATGGCTTCACGTGGCGCGGCATGCGCCCGGTGCCCTTGGCGAGCAGCGCCGCTCCGATGCTGTTCACCACGTCGATGAGGTCGGCGAGGAGCGGCGCGGTCACGGTGCCGTCCGTCCAGCGCTCGCTGTCCGTGAGCGGCATCAGCTCCTGGCTGAGCGCGGACGTGCGCGGCAGGTGCATAGCAAAATGGAGGAGCGCCCCCCACGAGAGCGCTCCCCCCACGTCACGAAGTTGGTATCCCGTCATGGTGAGGAGGTCGTATTCCAGCGCTGCGCCGTGTTCCTCCATGAGCTGGCACAGCTCCGCTATTCCCCCAGGGTCGCCCCCATGTCCTCCTCGCTGGCCGCCTGCCATGCGCGCACGACGCGCAGGAAGTCGGACTGCTTCATCTCGTCCACGGCGTCCCCGAGGTACGTGCGGAAGAAGCCGTCGATGGCCCCCTCCTTGTCCTCGCCGTTGAACGCCGCGGCGACCTCGCGGAACTGCCTGCGCGGCAGCTCGGTCATGAGCGGCACCATCACGGTGTCCCCGCCCACGACCACGCCGAGGCACTTGGTGTCCTCGCCGATGGTGACGGTCTTTACCTCCATGGGCGCTCCTTAGGCGGCAACGATGCCGTCGTCGGTGAAGATGTAGATGGAATGGCCCGTACCGTCGTCGTTGGCGGAGATGGTCACGGGGAGCTGGATGGCCTGGTTGGCCACGAAGGTGATGTCCACGCCGCTGGTGACCTGCCCGTTGGGCACGAGCACGAGCATGCGGGCGTCCCCGTCCTTCATGCGCAGCGCCCATGCCTGCGGGTCGTCCAGCGTCGCGCCGAGGGCGATCTTGAGCTGCGTGCCGTGGGTCGAGGTGGCGGCGGTGACGGACACGTTGTCCTCGCCGAACGCCTGCTTCGCGCCCTCCTCGTCCAGCTGGATGAGCGAGAGCGAGACGGTGCCGTCGAAGTCCTCGAGGATGCGGCGCACGGAAGCGCGGTTCCACTCGCGGATGGGCGTGACGCCCTTGGTGGTGGACAGCGAAGCGCCGTCCTCCGAGATGTAGCCGGAGCTGCTGAACGCGGCGATGGCGGTCAGCGCCGCGTCGATGTCTGCGGGGATGGTCGAGATCACGTCACCGCGCGAGAGCGCGCCGGACGTGCTCGACTGGTCGGCGAGTCCTACGCGGACCTGCTTAGCGTTGATGCCCATGTGGGCCTCCTTAGATGTCGGTTGTGGTGGCGCGCGCCCAGACGTATGCGGTCGAGCATGCGCGGGAGAGCGTCGGGTGGTCGGGGTCGTTCGCGGGATAAGCCATGGACGTCGGCTGGACGTGGTAGACCTGCGTGCCGTCCACCACCTCGCCCTCGGTGGCCGCGAGCGCGGCTATGGCGAGCGACGCGGCGGAGATGGCCGTCTCGGGCTCGTCGGCGTAGGTGTACAGGCGCACCGCGAAGCGGTCGAGCGCGACGTCCTGACGGCTGCTGCCGCCCATCGGCTGCACGAGCGTGAGCGGGAGGGACGCGCCGAGGTCGCGCGGCAAGGGCTCCGCGCAGGCAGTGACGCCGTGCGCGTTGAGCGCCGCCTGCACGAGGTCGGCGATGTCCACGGGGATGTTCAGCTGCATCGGCATCACGCCCCATGCGCTGCGGCCTCTAGGGCCTCGCGCTGCTCGTTCAGCTCGCGGGCGTTTCGCGCGTTCGTGGACACGAAGCCCACGACGCGCCCGCCGCCGAAGCCGCCGATGATGGTGGACGTGCGGGCGTTGGGGACGCCTGCCGCCACGCCGCTCACCACGCCCTCGACGCACGCCTGCGTGCCGCCGCCCACGAGGATGGAGCGGAACGCGGCGGAGTTGAACTTGATTCGGCTCGCCATCATCCCCTCCATTCTGTGAGGTCGGCGCTAACATGCGCGACCTGCGGGATAGACGTGAGGTGGCGCGGCTCGCCCACCACGAAGGTGTGGGTCGTGCCGCCGTAGTCCACCCACTCGATGCGGTCACCCGCGCGCAGGTCTGCGTCGGGCGGCGCGATGATCGTCCCGCCCAGCTCGGTCTGCGTGCGCCCGTCCATGTCCATCGTCGTGGTGCGTGGCTGGACGCTGCATCCCGTCAGGGCGTGCGAGGTGGCCGCGTCCCAGTCGGGGACGGTCGCGCCGCGCGACTGCTTGGAGCCTGCGCGCCACACGGTCACCTCGTCGTTGCAGAAGTCGGGCAGCATGTCCATCACCCGCCCAGCGGTGCCCAGCCGACGCGGGACGCGTTCAGGCCGAGCATGGACAGCTCGGAGTCGATTAGCTTGGGCGTGCCGTAGGAGCCTGGCATGCTGAACTGGCGCTGGTAGCTGCCAGCCGTCACGCTCATCTGCGTGGCCCCCACGGGCACG